CGGCGGCGGCGCGTGCCTCCGCGCCGGCGAGTGCCGCGACCAGCGCGGGCGAGAGATTCGGGATAGTTGTCATCGATCCTCCTCCAGCACGAGGGTCAGGCGATCGGGCAGCGCGGGATCGGCCTCGACCGATCGCACCGCGAACAGCAGCCCACGCCATTGCAGCCGGTCGCCCGGCAGCACGTCGGTGGTGCGCAGGCTTGCCCGCCAGCGCGGGCTCGCGCCGGGCCGGTCGCCCTGCCCCCAGGCGGCCGGCGCGATCGGAGCTAGCGTTGCCCAGACCTGGGAGAGCGTCGCCCAGCTGCCGTCCGCACCGCCGAGATCGTCGCGATCGGCGCTGCGGCGCTGGACGAAGACGCGTTGCGTGAGCCCGCCGGCGAACTCGCTCATGCCAGCCGCATCCGCCGCCACGGCCGCCACAGCGCGGCGACTGCAGCGGGCGGCCCGGCATCGTCGGGCGCGTCGCGATGCGCGAAGCAGTGCGCGACCAGCCGCACGATGCCCTGGCGCAGCGGTTTGGGTAGCGACGGCCAGTCGGGCGCAACGCCGGCATGATAGCCGACCAGCAGCCGCGCCAGCGCGACCGGGCGCGTCAGCCGCACCCAGCCGTCGCCGCCGGCATCGATGTCGATCGCATAGGCGTCGACCGGCAGCGTCGCGACGACACCCGCCGGATCGAGCGTCGACACCGAGACGATCGCGCTCACCGGCGTCGCGGGGAGGCGCTGCCATTCCGGGCTGATCGCGGGCACGGTGTCGCTGCGATCGACGAGCCACAGCGCGAGGCCGGTGAAGCGCTCGCACAGCGCGCTCGCGGCGCCGATCAGCGTCGCGAGCGTCGCGTCCTCGTCGGCGGTATCGAGCCGCAGATAGGCCTTGGCGTCGGCCAGCGCGGCGGCGGCGACATCGGGGGCGACGCTCATCGCGCGGCGCCGATTTGGGATAGGAAGCGGCGCATGGGCGGGCTCCTGCTGGGAAGGATAACGGCATCCTCCCCTGCAAGGGGAGGGGACCGCCGACGAAGCCGGTGGTGGAGGGGTGGAGGCGGGCGATACGGCACGGACGCGCGACCTGGCGTCGGTCTCGCCCGGCCTCCACCCCTCCGTCATCGCGGCGTGATGCCACCTCCCCTTGCGGGGGAGGACGAGAACAAGGTGCCGCGCAGAGACCCGGAAAGGGGATCGGGCTTCCGCGCGACACCAGCTCGGCGGAGGATCAGGCGGCCGAGAACTTCATCAGCTTGATCGCCTCCGAGTTGGAAACGGTGCCGCCGATCCGCCGCGTGGCGTAGAAGTGGACATAGGGTTTGGCCGTGAAGGGATCGCGCAGGATCGCGGTCTCGCCGCGCTCGGCGACGAGATAGCCCGCCTTGAAATTGCCGAACGCGATCGGCGTGGTGCCCGATCCGATATCGGGCATGTCCTCGGCTTCGACCACCGGATAGCCGAGCAGCATATCGGGCTGCCCGGCGCTCAGCCCCGGCGCCCAGATGAACGCGCCCTCCGCGGTCTTCATCTTGCGGATGATCGCAAGCGTAAAGCTGTTCATCACGAACACCGCGCCCTGGCGATAGGGCGAGCGCAGCGACTGGACGAGATCGATCAGTCTGTCCTCGGGTTCGGTCGCGGGGAAATCGCCGTCGACGCCGGTGGCGAGATATTGCAGCGTGCCGAACGGACGCACGCCGTCGTCCTGCGCGGTCTTGGGCGCGGTGAGGAAGCCCTTGGGCTTGTTGACGCCGTCGCCACCCACGAAGGCCGCACCCTCGGCACGGGCGAATTCGGTGGCGATCTCGTTGGCGAGCCATGCCTCGACGTCGAAGGCGGCGTCGTCGAGCATCGCCTGCGTCGCCGCGGGATTGGCGTAGAGATCGCCCATCGCAGGCACGATCTCGGCGACGTTCGGCGTCGCGGTATCGCCGCGCGCGGCGTTCTCGGCGGCCCAGCCCGAGCTGATCCCGCCCACCGTCACCAGCTTGCGATAGCCCGACGAGCCGACCTGGACGACGTTGGCGATGCCGCGGATCGGCGAGATCGCGGTCAGCGTCGTATCGATCTGCGCGTCGATCTCCTGGGGCACGGCATAGCCGCCGGTGGCGTCCGCGGTGCCGTCGATCGCCTTCACCTCGACCCCGCCGGTGTGGCCGTGGCGCAGATAGCGCTCGACGAACGGGCGCCTGGTATCGGTCGCTGCCTTGGCCCCGTCGAGCGGCGCGCGCGCCGCGGCGACGGTGGCACCGTCGAGCTTGGCCTTGAGATCGGCCATCCCCGCCTTGAGCGCGGCGATGTCCTCGGCGCCGGCGAAGCTCGCCTCGAGCGGATCGGTCTCGTGCTTGGTCTCGTACATCGGGTTCTCCTGCTGAAAATCGGACGTCATGAGTCTGTCTCCTCGTGGACGGCGTGCACGCGCGCGCCGGGCTGCATCGGAAAGGTGACCAGCGAGACCTCGACCAGATCGAGATCGGTGAGCTCGCGCCCGCCCGGCCGGTGCTGCTTGGCGCGGACGCGGTAACCGAAGCTCAGCCCGCCCACCGCGCCGTCGCGGAGCAGGGCTGCGGCATCGGCCGCGGGCTTGGCATCGGGGGTAAGCCTGCCGATCACGCGCAGGCCGCGCGCATCCTCGGCGATCGACTCGATCCGACCGATCGGGGCGCTCTGCTGGTGCTGCCAGAGGAGCGGGAGCCCCTTGGCGCCTGCCTCGATAGCGCGCGCGAACGCGCCTCTGCGGATGACGTCGCCGCCGCGATCGACCGTGTCGAAGAGGGCGGCGTAGCCGGCGAAGCGGAGCGTCATGAGCGTGCCTCCCCGCGCCCGTCCGCACACCCCAACCCGTTCGCACTGAGCGAAGTCGAAGTGCGTGTTGCGGGCGCGGCGCTTGCAGCACGTCCTTCGACTTCGCTCAGGACGAACGGGGTATGAAGGGCCGAGGCGCTCATCCGCGCACCAGCGCGACAAGCCCCAGCCGTACCGCCAGCCCCAGCATCAGCGCGGCAAGCAGAACCCGCACCACCCAGCCGACCACGACGGTACGCGCGGTGCGCTTCGCGTCGCGCCAGGCCGAGAGCAGTTCGCGCAGCTCGCCGAGATCGGCACGCGCGGTGGCGTCCGCCAGGCCGAGCCGCTCGAGCGCACGCCCCGCGCCCAATTCGCTCGCCTCCTCGGCGATCGCGCGGATCGTGAGCAGGTCTGCGCCTTCCTGGCGCCCCTGTTCGACGAGCCGCGCCAGCAGCGCGCTTTCGGTATCCGCCATCATGCCGGTGTCTCCTCGTCCGCGCGCGCGCTCGGCGCGAAGCCCAGCATCGCGCGCTTCTCGTCGTCGCTGAGGAAGTCGGCCGCCGACACCTGCGACCAGAGTGCCGTCCGATCGGTTGCCAGCGCCGGGATCGCGTCGAGATCGATCGCCAACTTCAGCTCCGGCCACCACGCCGCCAGCGCCGCTTCGAGCGCGTCGACGATCTTGTCGGCGAGCGGCAGGATGGTCAGCCGCCACAGCGCGCGATTGGCCTCCGAATAATTGGCGTAGGTGTTGTCGCCGGGGAGTCCCAGCAGCATCGGCGGCACCCCGAAGGCGAGCGCGATCTCGCGCGCCGCCGCCGCCTTCAAGTTGATGAAGTCCATGTCGGCGGGCGTCAGGCTCAGCGCCTGCCATTTGAGCCCGCCCTCGAGCAGCATCGGCCGCCCGGCATTGCCGCTGCCCGAGAACCCGGCCTCCATCTCGCCCTTGAGCCGCGCGAACTGATCGGGCGACAGCGTCGCGCCGGGATCGCCGGGATCGTAGACCAGTGCCCCCGAAGGCCGCGCGGCATTGTCCAGCAGCGCCTTGTTCCAGCGCGTCGCGGCATTGTGGATCGCGACCGGGCCGGCCGCGGCGCCGAGACAGCCGAGCCCATATTGATCGTCGAGCGGGTGCATCGTGCGGATGTGGACGAGGCCGGGTCTGCCGTCGGGCGGCGCGACCGGAATGCGCAGCGCCTGGCCCGCGGCGCGGTAGACATAGGCGGCGGGCCATCCGGTCGCGTCGGGCTCGATCGTGACGCGTTCGGGGCGCAGCGCAAACAGCATCGCCGGCATGCCGTCGGCATCGGCGAGGATCTGCACATAGGCGTCGCCATGGAGCAGCAGATGCGCCGCCACCGTCTCGATCAGCGGCTGGCCCATGCCGGCAAGCAGGCCGGGGACGGGCGGATCGCCGGGCGTCGCATCGCCGCCGGTCGCTTCGCGGCCGGTCACGTCGATCGTAACGCCGCCCGCGCCTTCGGCCACGATCCGCACCGCGCGCTGCGCCACCGCATTGCCGAGATAGGCGGCGCGCACCTGCGCCTCGTAACCGCTCGGCCAGTCGCCACCCGCAGGTGCGCCGAAGCCGAAGGTGCGCGTCAACACCGGCCGCGCGCTGCCGCGCGCCGCCTTCCACCCGAAAAGCCGCATGAGGATGTCCTTCTTTTTCAAATCCTCCCCTGCAAGGGGAGGGGAACCGCCGGCGAAGCCGGTGGTGGAGGGGTGGAGGCTGGGCGAAACGGCGCTGACAGGTCTCGAGCTTCAGCGATGAATCGCCCGGAGAGACTACCCCTCCACCACCCTGCGGGCGGTCCCCCTCTCCCTCCGGGGGAGGATTTCTTTCTAGAGCGTCCGCAACCCGGGCCGCGCCGGCCCGCTGAGCAGCAGCGCGCTCAGCGCCCACACCAAGGCGTCGGCGCGATCGGGCGAGCGCCCCGGACCGACATAGGCGCCGCCCGCACACAGGCCGCACAATTCGTCCTCGAGCGCGGGAAAGGCGCCCAGATGAAACACCCGCGCCTTCTCGTAGAGCGCAGTGACCGGCTCGGCGCGCGCGACCTTGCCGTGGCTGGCGTGGACCAGCCGCACCGGCAGCGCTGCCGAGGCCGCGCGCAGCACGCTTTCGACCATCGCACCGCCATTGTTCGCCTCGGCGACGATCCGGTCCGCACCGTGCCGCGCCGCCGCCGCCGCGACCACCGCCGCCCAGCCCTCGGGCGAGCGCCCCGCCACGCTGGCATCCTCGAGCACATAGCCATGCCCGTCCGACCCGAGCGCCGCGACCACGATCCCGCACGCATCCGAGGTCGCGCTCGCACCCGCCGGCGGATCGACGCCGACGACGACGCGCACCAGCGGCGGCGTCGCCGGCACGCGACAGCGCTCGATCAGCGCGCGGCTCCACAGCGCGCCCTCGACATCCTCGATCAGCTCGCCGTCGAGCTCCTGCCGGCCGAGCCGCGTGCCCGCATAGGTCGCCGTCACCGCCGCCATGAAATCCTCCGCCAGGTGCAGCCGGTTGTCGCGCGTGCGGCCGCCCGACACCGCGACATCGCCGCGCACGATCAGCGCGCGCAGCAGCGACGTCGGCCTGGGGGTCGTCGTCGCGACGATCCGCGGCCGGGTGCCCAGCCGGAGCCCCAGCGCGAGATTGTCCCACGCCGCCTGTGCCGC